ATATTCTTAGGCGATACTACTTTAGTAGACTCTACTCCAGCTTCCTATACAATAACTAGCGATGATTGGAAGATAGTAAACTTTAATGATCATGCTTACTTTTTCCAAAGAGGGTATGAGCCTTTATTGTATGCTGATCACACAGGCGTTGTAGAAGCTATGTCTTCTCATTCCCACGCTACTGGAACACCTCCACAGGGCAATGAAGTACTAGCAGCGTTTGGTAGACTGTGGGTAGCTGACTTTGCTACAGATAAGTCTACTATTTACTGGAGTGACCTACTAGACGGCACAGCGTGGTCTGGAGGCTCTACAGGCTCGATAGACATATCTGAGGTATGGCCTAACGGCTATGACGAAATCGTAGCTCTAGCGGCTCACAATGGCTTTCTAATCATCTTTGGTAAGGACTCTATAGTTATTTATCAAGGGGCTGATAACCCAGCTACAATGTCCTTAGCAGATACTATTTCAAACATAGGCTGCGTAAGCCGAGACGCTGTAGTATCTACTGGTAAAGACTTAATCTTTTTAGATCGTTCTGGTGTTCGTAGCATAGCACGTACAATACAAGAAAAGTCATCTCCTATTGGCGATATATCTAAGAACGTCAACAATGACATTAAGAACCTAGTAGCTGCTGAGACAGGAACCATATCAATGCACTATTCTCCTAAAGAGGCGTTTGTGCTGGTAAATTTTTCTGATCTACAGACTGTATACGTATTCGATACTAGGTTTCCTTTGCAAGACGGATCATATAGAGCGACTACGTGGTCACACATGGCGCCGCTGTGCTTTACCAATCTAGAAGACGATACAATTTACATTGGTAACTCTGCTGGCATTGCTAAATACTTTGGATACGACGACAACGATACATCTTATCAGCTAAGCTACTTTTCGCATCCTCTGAGCTTCGGTGACAGCTCTATTCTAAAGTTTCTTAAAAAGATTAACTTAACAACCTTTGACGGCGCTGAGGCTGTAGTTGTCCTAAACTGGGCCTACGACTACTCAGGAGCTTACAAGAAGCAAGCATATACGCTTCCTAAGAGCAACGCAGGTCAGTACAACATATCAGAATTTAACACAGAGGCAGAATACAGTTCTTCTATTTCGTTAATCAACAGACAGAAGATCAATACTAGCGGTCATGGAACTGTAGTGTCGGTAGGCGTAGAGACTGCTGTAGACGGTAATTCTATAGCCATACAAGAACTTAATATTCATGCTCTATTAGGTAGGATCATATAATGTCAAATTACACGCGAATCACGAACTACGCCAGTAAAGACGCCTTAGTCTCAGGCAATCCTGCAAAGGTAATTAAAGGAACAGAGATAGGAGCTGACCTTGATGCTGTGTCAGTTGCTGTAGCTACTAAGTCTGACTTGGCTTCTCCTACCTTTACAGGCACTGTTACAGTAGACAATATTACAGCTACTGGCACTGTTAACTTGGGTACGGTAGATGGCGGTACGTACTGATGCAATTAAATACCACTCAAATAATTTCTACAGTCATGGCTGGTCTGATAGTTACTGGTATGGTAGCTATAATGACTCAGATTAGCAACTTGACTGTAAAAGTAGAAGTAAATACCTCTCAAGTCAGAGAGCACTATGAGACTGAACGGGCGCGTATGGACGGCTTTGAAAAAGAATTGATAACTCAAGGCACGAGAATCAGCGCTCTAGAAACAATGACAGCTGTCCTGCAAGACAGAATAACACGGGAGCACGGTGGATAAATGATTACTTGGTTGAGCGCAATGTTGGAAAAATGTCAGGATTCTCTGGCTGATGCTAAAGAGTGGCTGGATACTGAAGTACCTGTAAAGAAAAGATGGATAGTACTGGCGGGTGTGCTTTTTGCATGCACTGCTGGTTTGATATTTGTAGTTTAAGGACTGAACTATGCTTTCACTAATCTCTAGTCTAATCGGCCCAGTATCAGGAATACTTGATAAGGTCGTAGAAGACAAGGATCAAAGAGAACGTCTTGCCCATGATATTGCCACTATGGCAGAGAGACACGCGCATGAAGTGGTAAAAGCTCAGCTAGAAGTAAACAAAGCAGAGGCTCAGCACCACAGTATGTTCGTTGCTGGGTGGAGACCTGCTATAGGCTGGGTGTGCTGTCTTGGCATGGCTGGTAACTTTTTAGTGATACCTTTTGTAAACATGACCTTAGAGCTGTTAGAAACTGGTGTAGTAGTTCCTATGATAGAGCTGGACTTGATGATGCCGGTATTGATGGGAATGCTAGGATTAGGAGCTATGAGGACAGTAGAGAAGGTCAAACAAGTAGAAAGGAAGTCATAATGCCTCCAAAGAAGAAAGACCCTAGACTAGCTAGGGCTGGCGTATCTGGCTACAACAAGCCTAAAAGAACGCCTAATCACCCTACCAAGTCTCACGTAGTAGTGGCTAAAGAGGGTGACCAGATCAAGACTATTCGATTTGGTCAGCAGGGAGTATCAGGGTCGCCAAAGAAGAAGGGAGAGTCTCAAGCGTACAGGAATAGACGCAAGAGCTTCAAAGCCAGACACGCTAAGAACATTGCTAAAGGCAAGATGAGTGCAGCGTACTGGGCCAACAAGGAGAAGTGGTAATGGCTAAGAAGGGCCTATACGCTAACATACACGCTAAACGTAAAAGAATAAAAGCAGGAAGTGGTGAAAAAATGAGGAAAGCAGGCTCTAAAGGAGCGCCAACAGCTAAACAATTTAAAGCCGCTGCTAAAACAGCTAAGAAGAGGAGAAAGTAATATGCCAATGGTTAATGGTAAAAAGTACGCATACACTGCAAAAGGCAAGGCAGCTGCTAAGAAAGCCAAGAAGAAGATGACCACACGAGTAAGCAGACGCACTACCGGCGCTCGACGAAGAGTACGATAGGAGTATAGTTATGTCTGAAGGTAGCGGAGGTACTCCGTGGTCTAAGTCGCCTTTACACGGGATGTCTTCTGGAATTGGTTTTTATTCTGAAGGCTTATCAGGTCTATTTGATCAGATATTGCAGAGCAGTGCTGCAAGAGCCTATGGTGCTACAGAAGGTATGTACACCGCCACGGAGGCGGCGTTTGAAACAGCACAAAGGGACTTGCGTGACATACAGATGACTGTTCCTCAGGATCAACAAGCAGATGCTCTGGCAGAATATCTACGCAATTCAGGCTATTCTTCTCATGTTGTAGAGCAGACTTTAGGCATACCAAAAGAAGAAGTAGATGCTGCATTGGCCGCTGCTGGCTATACAGTTACTGGTGATGCGCTTCCAACTAATACAAAATCTCCATTAGAGCTGTTGCAAACTGGCCCTATAAAAACTACTGATTCTAGTGATTCTTCGGCAACCTCTGCTGATTCTATAACAGGCGATGCTGATCTAGAGGGTTCTCTAGATACAATTACTGCTGGTCTGGAAAGCTCTTCAACAGCTTCTACGATTGATGGATCAGATACGCTAGGCGGTCTTGTAACTACTGAGGGAACAAATTACGGGTGGGTGTATAACAAAGATACCGATACCTTTGACTATGGTTATTTTGACCTAGAAGGCAATAGAGTAAGCACTGGCGATAGCGTTAAACGAGGCGCGGTGTTTGGCACGGAAAATAAAACATTTAAAGAAGGTGATACTGTTGCATTACTGCCAAGACAAGATGGTCAGTTTTACATAGAACATGGTGGAACAGACAAATATACACCAAAAGCAGGACAAACCATTAAAGATCAACAAGACCAAGATTTTCTTTCAATACTTAATGATTTGGTATCCGGCAAAATTACTTTAGGTGATATGCAAGCAGCAGCAAAAGATATATACGGAGTAGGAACAGTAGCTGCTAACCAAGCTGTAACCAATGCTACAGCAATGATAAATAAAGGAAGCACAAATACTGGAGACGTAATTGACTCAATTACAAACATTGGTGGTCAAGGAAATACTTCTGGATTAGGAGGCGCGACTACAGGTACAACTACTACAGGCACTGATACTACAGGCACTACCACAGGAACTACTACTACCACGGGCGGTAATGGAAATGTTACAGTCATTAACGGAACAGATGGTGAAGACGGTCGTGACGGTGTTGACGGTACTGATGGTCGTGATGGTGTGGATGGGCGTGACGGCGCTGACGGTGCTGATGGGGCAAAAGGAGACAAAGGCGACAAAGGTGACAAAGGTGAACGAGGAGCCTCTGGAGTGATAGCCCTTACTGCTCCTATAGCAAACAAGTTATTTGGAGATCAATTTGTCTTTGAAGACGTGATAAAGCCTGAGTTTCTAGGGCTACTAAATTTAAGAGGGAGAAGATAGCAAATGAGTTTACTAACTGATGCTTTGTCTGGAGCAGCAGCTATCTACGGATTTAACAGAGGCATTGAAGATGTCCAACAAGTAGGTAGAGAAGCGTTACAGACGGCAAAGACAGAAGGACAAGGACTAGCTCCTACTACGGAGTTTAGACCTTTTGCCGTAACGTCTGCTCTAGGAGGCGCTCAAGCTACTCCCACAGGCGGTATGGGATTTAATCTAACGCCTGAACAGGAAGCAATAAGACAACAGCTCACACAGGCTGGTACAGGCCTTATCGGAGGCAGAGAAGCACTTTCTGATGTCTACCGACAGGCAGCTGGTGAGTTTGGTGTTAGCGGTGCTCCAGCTATGGGCAGAGACGTTCTGCTGGGCTTGGAAGCAGAGCTGGGAGGACTTGGACTAGGAACTTCTAGACAACGAGAACAAGACTTGATAAACATGCTAGCTAGCCAACCAGACATGGCTAGACAGCAGCAGATTTATCAAGAGCTTGAAGCTATGCAGGCTCCAGCACGTCAACGAGAGCAGCTGGCTCTAGAGCAGAGACTATTCGGTCAAGGCCGAGGCGGTGTACGTACAGCGATGTTCGGAGGCACTCCAGAAGAGTTTGCTAGAGCTAAGGCTGTAGAGGAAGCTCGACTAGGAAGCGCAGTACAGGCTAGACAGCTGGCAGAACAAGAAGCTGCACGTAGATCAGCACAGACTCTAGAGGCTATATGTCAAGGTACAGCAGAAACAGGTCTGTTTGGTGAGCTTGGTCTACAAGGCCGTCAACTAGGACTGACACAGGCAGAACTGGAGTCTAGAGCGCGTCAGGCGGCCTCAGAGCAGGCTCTAGCGTATCAAGCGCAGCAGTTGGGTCTAGGTACAGCTCTGCTTGGCGAGGCTTACAGGCCTCAGCAGGAGCTTCTAGCGACGGTTCAGCCTTCTATAGACCTTGCTAACATAGGAGCTGCTGGACAGCGTCAATTAGCACAGCTGCAAGCTGCACTGATCGAGGCCGGTCTACAGTCTCAAATAGGAGCAGAAACAGCGGCGGCTGGTCAAAGGCAGCAGCAGATTCAGGCTATCAGTAATCTTATAACTGGTAATCGTGAAGAGGGAACTACAGGCCTGATTGACGCTATATTGAATAGAGCAACTAGTCAGGGAAGCCCTACAGCGACAACGTCTGGTTCTTCTGGAGGAGGTTTCTTCCAAGAGCTAGTTAATTTAGGCGCTTTTGACAAGTTTGGCTCAGCGGGGTAGAGAAAAGCATGGCACAGATAGATATTCAAGGATTATTCAAAGACGTCCTGCCCAACGCAGCAATAGAAGACAAGGCTGAAGGCCTACGTCAAGCTGAGCTTTTGGGTACTTTAGGAGGCATGGCTGCTTACTACGCCCCTCAGAGGGAGCGTCAGCTGCGTAGAGCTGCTGGTGGTCTATTTGGTGTAGACCTTCGTAGCGAGGCTGAGAAGGCTCGTGAGGAGCTACAGAAGCTAGGTAGGCCTCAGACTCCTCAGGAACATCAACAATATGCCAATATTCTAGATAGAGTACAGGCTGGCGCTGGCGTTCAGTACATGATGGGAATAGCTCAAGAAGCCAGAGCACAGCAAGAAGTAGATGCTAGGACTAAGCAGGCTGAGGCTAGTATGATTTCAGCTCAAAGCCAGAGTGGTTTAGGCCCGTACAGAGCACAAGACGGACGCACGTATAACACCCATACAGGTGAGTGGTCTGATCTTGGAGAAGGTACTGTTCTATCTAGCTTTGAGATTGAGAAGCTAGACCCAGACGAATACGATTTGCGTTCTTGGACTAGGTTTGAAGAGCTGAGAATGAATGCGAAAACTCAAAAAGAAATCTCCGACGCAACTAAGGTGCTTTTACCAAGAGCTGAGGCTGGTTATGAGTTCGTTCCTGCTGAAGACCAGCTCAATGTCTACGGAGACCAGAAGTATGTTCTGCGCCCTATACAGGGTTCAGAACAATATACTAATGTCATGAAAGACGTTAGAGCTGCTAATGCTGCTGGTAATAGACAGGAGTCGTTATCTAGTAACGTGGTAGAGATAGCCAACCAGATGATAAAACAAATAGATGACGGCGACATAACAACAGGTATTTTTGGAAAACTAAAGGCTTCGATTATAGGCACTGATGAGTATGTGTTTGAAGGCGACGTTGATACCCTTAGAGGTAATATGGGTTACGACGGCTTAATACAGGCTAAACAGGCTTCAGAAAACGGAGCCTCTGGTTTTGGACAACTGACTCAAATGGAATTACAGCTTTTAGAGGACTTGTTCACTAGGATTGATCTCGGACTGCCTAAAGATGAACTGCGTAACAGACTTGTTAAGATTTCAGAAGCCTTCGCAAGGACTAGAGACAACGCTCAGACGAACTGGACTATAGATAAATGGCTAGGAATTGAAGCCCCTCCAGAACAGGAAGATCAAGAAGAGCAGCAGCAGAGAGACGTTCCAGAGGGAGTACCAACAGGTGCTAACTTTGTCCGAACTGCTGAAGATTATGACAGTCTGCCAGACGGTGCTGAGTTTTATCAATTAGACGGCGATGGTAACGTTGTACGGCGGACAAAGGGATAGGGGAAGATAATGGCTCAAGAATTATTCGGTAAGGCGTATCAAGAAGACACAAGCAATGCAGCTAATACAGACTCTGGTCTCTTTGGTCAGCCTTTTCAGTCAGTAGTAGAGGCTGCTCCTGCTCGTCAGACTCCTCCAGACTTGGTAGGCATGACCTTGCCCAGCGACCCTTTGCCTGTCAGAACGCCCTCTCAGGCTCCTACAGGGACTCCTAGCGTCGTTAACTATGCAATGGAAGGCGTGTCTGCGGCTAACAGAGCAGCTCTACAGCTGGCTGACATAGCCACATCACCTCTTCAGTTAGTCCTAAATATGGGCCTCGAAGCGACAGGAAGAGAAGGGCTGCCTACTTTAAGACAAGCCACGTCAAGCACAATAGGCGAGAAAGGATCGTTTGCTGGTGAAGGTCTTATGACTGACATAATGGCAACAACTGGAGAGATGGGTGTCGGAGGCGTAGGCTATGGTATTGGCACTCGCTTCATAGCCAGAACCTTCGATGATTTAGTAGGCACGGTCGGAACAGGAAGTTTCAGCCAGACACTTAACAACGTTCTACAAACTATAGGAAGGACAGGCTCTGGACAAGACTTAGCCTATGGCGCTCTTAGCGGTGCTGGTATAGAAATGGGCGGCGAAGCAGCTGCTAGGATATTTGGCGAGGAGCACAGACTAGCTGGTGAGTTTGCTGGCGGCTTTGCCTTGCCTGCTATATCGTCTGCGGCGCTGTCTGTGCTTCAGAACACAGGAAGACAGCTTTTAAGACAGTCAGGACAAACATTTAGAGATAGGGCGGCTCCGTCGATTGATCGAATATACGGAGCGTCTAAGGCAATGTACGCCTACTTAGACCAAGCAGGGGTTATGGCTAGTATGCCGTCCGTGGCTCGTCTAAAGGGTTCTGTAAATAGGTTTATGAATGATCGAAACATAGACCCTGCTACAGGGGCTGGTATTGTTAACACCCGACTTAATCAACTCCTAAAGGCTGCTGATGAAGGTAAGGTATCTTTTGGCTTTTTGGATGAAGTACACTCTGAGTTTGGTAAGATAGCAGCAAGACAGAAGGGTACGGATCAGGGAGAGCTTGCTAGAGACGCTGCTGAAGTTATTGACGACTTCATTCTAAATATGCAAGTTAACAATTCTGATAAGCTGCTCGGTGAAGGCATGACCGTAGGAGCTATAGTAAAAGATGCTAGAAGCCTGTGGAGAAGGTATAAGCAGGTTAAAACAATGGATAACATTGTCGATGACGCTGCTCTAGACGCTGCTGGTAAGGGTAAAGATTACGTACAAGTTTTAAGAGGTAAACTTACCAACATCCTAAAAAAAGACAATAAGTTATACAATCAGTTTGACGACGATCAAAGAGCCTTAATAAAAAAGGCAGTAGAAGGAGGACGGTTCGAGAACTTTCTAAATCTTGGAAAAGCTATCGGATTCAGCTCTAACGACTTGGTGAGAAATATTTTAATAGGCGGCGCTGTAGGCGGTGCTTATGCTGCTGGTAACTCTACTGTGGGTAAGACGATCTTAGGAGTCACAGCTTTAGGAGGAGCAATGCAAAAAGGGGCCAACCTTCTCTTCAAAAACAACGTCCAACTAATGAGAGGTGTCATGCGGGGTGGAGGAAACGCCGAGGCTATAGTTCAATCATATCTAAAGCACACTCCTATCCGAGACAGGAATGCCAGAGACCTTTCTATACTGTTGATGACCAACACTAGAAACCCAAGCTCTCTAATAAACACTCAGCTACATAAGATGCCTTTGATTAGCGATGCACTGGCATTGACTATAGCTGGTAATAGACTGATAGATGCAGAGAGAAGAGAGCTTAACTTACCTCCTTTGGGTCACAACCTCAACGACACTGTAGAACGTTAAGAATCCTTTGTGCTACCTTAGGATCGTGCTGTTGCAGGCACAAAAAAAGCCCACTAGAGACTTCCATATCTCTAGTGGGCTTTACTATTGCTACACTTCGCAAGCCCCAGCCACACAGGCTAGGTTCTGAGCACCCTCAGTCATGTCTTCGTACTCATTGATGTCCCAGTTAATAGTCTTAGGCATAGTCTTCAGCAGTTCCTTGTACGCTTTCTCATCTATCTCCTCGTAAGGAGCCTGTACATAGGAGTGATCGCTGTAAGGCAGAAAGCTAATTCCACTCACTGTATCAAAGTTATTGTACACCCACTGTCCTATTTCCAAGAACTCAGAGTCCTTGTAGTACACAGTGATTGACGGCTTGTGCTCACACCAGTGCTCCTGTAACACACTCCAGACACGGAGCTGTTCCATAGCCCCCATCTCTGAGGTCGTCACAGAGCGTGCAGGAGCCTTCATAGGGAAGCTGAATACCCAAGTAGCTGGGTTGAACTTATCTTCCTCATACGGGACTCCAGCGTCGATCAGAGCAGTGCTCATAGGGTCACGCTTGTCAGCTCGTACACGTCGGACGTAATACTTGCTGAATCGTGGGTGACACCCTGAGGCGCTGTTGACCAACTGACTCACTGTACCGCTTGGCTTAACGCACGTGATAGCAGTCGACTGATTGATGCCTAACTTAGCCGCCCATGTCTCGTTGACGGCTACAGACAGCTCTCGTGCCTCTGCTAGCAGCTCAGCGTCTCCACTGATCTTGGTGTTGTCCATAACACCCGTGATACTAACACCCAACAACGCCTCGTCCTGTGTGTTGTCAGCCCAGCACTTACGCAAGTACCGGAAGTTAGTAAGTGTAGCCTGTAGAGTGCCTAAGATTGTCGCTATCTCCACCTTCTGTAAGAAGCTCTCTCTGGTGTCGTTACTACGTAGCACGATCTCAGACAGGTTACAGAACTGGTTCGGTCTTAGAATGATCTCTGAACACGGGTTAGTGCCAAAGTCATAGTCGGGGTCTCGTCGTCCGTTCCTTGCCGCTATCGCTTTTGCAGCTGGACGAGAGAACAACCCACGCTCTCCACTCTTACTCTCAAACAGACTAGTCCATTCAGCTAAGAAGCTCTCAAAGTCAGGCTTCTCAGTGTAGCACACGCTGTTGTTAGCCAAGCCTCGATGCGGCGATTCCATCCACCACTCTCCAGACTTAGCCCTCCTCATCCTGTCATCAGTTAGGTTAGACAGGCTTATCAACGCACTGCGCCTCACGCCGCCGACTACCACTATATCGGCAACCTTACAGCACAGGTCGTGACACTCGATAGAAGACAGCTTACGCCCTGCTGCCTTCTTGAACACTTCTACGGTGAACTTGAATAGGTCTACCAATGGGTCAGGGCCAGAGGATCGTCCTCCAAACGTCTTCAGAGGCTCTCCAGCAGGCCGTACCTTCGATACGTCCCACTTGGGTACTTGGCCGCTGTACAGCAGCGACACAAGCTCTCTGAAGCTCTTAGCCCACCCTATCTTGCTATCTGCTACCTGTATGACTGTCTCTGTGTCAAAGAACTCCTCAGCCACCTCAGGCATCTTGTTGACGTACTGACGCTCCACACTGAAGCCTACGCCAGTACCGCACAGCAGTATGAACATAAGCTCGTCGAAGGCTCGTGGGTTATCTATCGGGAGATACGAGCAGTTGAAGCCTGCCACGTTGTCTCTCTCCAGAGCCTCGCCAGCTGTCATCAGCGCCCTCATACTGGGCATGACGTCTAGGTTTAGTATTGCAGCCTCTAGCTTTGCCGCTGTCTGGCTGTCTAGCTTGTCACGGAAGAACTCTATATAGCGAGCCACTGTCTCAGGCCACGTCTCACGCCGCTGCTTCTCAGGCAGATACCGTGCGTATCGTGACTTGTGTATGTATTGTTCGTATGGCCCCATGCTATCAGTCATTCTCGTCTCCGTATTTGTCAATGTATTTGTTTTGATACCACTGTGCTTTCTTCAGGTCTTCAAGTCCGTTCTTGTACTTGTGCCTGTGTGTGTACTTGATTACATTACCAAGCAAGTAGCCCTTGAACTCCTCTGGACTAAGCTGCTGCTCGATATAATCTATACACTCTATATTACCATTGTTGTAGTGTGATGGTTTATTTACTGCGTCTCCACCCAAAACATTCTCCCCTATCTTTTTAATCCTATTCATATTGTAAGCGTCCCACTCAGATGGAGTGATGTCGTCAATACTATCTCTATTTGCCTTCACAGGATGTACCTCCTCAAAGTCTTTTTTGATACGTTCTCTAATAGGAACCCACTTGCCTTTAATAGCCACCGTACACGCCTCCGATGTCCTCAGCCAACTCGTCAGCCTTGTCCTCGATCTTGTCTACGAAACGCTCGACGAGGTCTCTGCTGTCGATCTCTAGAATCTCCAGCAGGCTCACCTCGTCGATTGTGGCTAGTTTTTCCTTCAGCTCCTCAATAGTTAGTTCCATACTTCCTCTCCAAGTAGTTGAGGCTCACCGGCATCTCGTCGAATGAACCGTCCTCTACTTCGTTAAGCATCCACACGCCTCTCCACGATGCGTTAGTTTGTGGGTTAAGGTATCCTTGATCTTCCCTGTAAAAGATACCACCGAATAGTCCAGTAACAGACTTGCCATCAGCTCTCCTAGCGTAGGCGATGTCACGGTCTTGTACGTGTCCCATGACGCAGCTTACCATCTTCTTTGTCACCAAAGCTCTGGCGCTGCTGACAGGACGCCCCATCACGCCACTGGTAAAGTAGTGGCTGTAACAGACCCCATCAATTATAGCGACTTCCAAGAAAGGCACTACCTCCCATCCGTACTTCTCCAACTCGAAGTCGTCGTAGCTCATCAGACCGTCAAGCTCTGGCTGCTTCTCGATGGCACGCTGTATACGCTCCTCGTGGTTACCCATCAGGAACACCATACGAGGCTTCCATATCTGACGATGACCACGTCGCTGCTTTGCCTGAGCCTTTCTGATAGGCTTCATAAACACATCCATAGCCTTTTTGCCAGCTTCGATGTCAGCCATGTAGCGGCGTCCCTCGAATGACTTAGTACCCTTGTCGTAGCTCGACAGAGAAGGCATATCCCAGTGATCTCCTAAGTGTACGATCACGTCAGGCTTGTGTTTGACTGCGTACTCAGCCGCCCACTTGAGATGGCGAGTATCGCTACCCTGTTTGACTTGGGTATCGGGAATAATAAAGTGCTTTGTCATTTACGCTTACTCCGTTCTGATTTGGTCTTGGCTTTGTGGCATTCACTACAGAGGACTTGTAGGCCGTCTTCTTCACAGAAGAGACGCTCACAGAACCCAGCTAGGTCGTCATAGTTCTTCAACGACCCTGCTGGCTCTATGTGGTCTACCTGAGTCTCCTTA